TTGGGATAATGAAACAAAAAAATGGGTTTCAAATTCTTCAAATGAAGAAACTATCGGAACACAAAAAGTTTCAACACCAGTGGTTGACCCACAGGATGAGGCTGAAGTAGACGAAGATTTACCGTTCTAAATTATTCACGGGGTGGTGAAATATCCACCCCATTTTTAAAAAAACAACATTATGGCAGGAATTAAAAAAAACGACTTCTCTTCTATGAAGAAGAAATTCTCTAAAGAAGCGGAGTACAAACCAGATCGTGTCTTAGATTTGGGAGACGCGTTTTTAGATGCTACAGGAATACCAGGTCCAGCAATTGGACACATTAATATGTTCTTAGGACATAGTGATACTGGTAAAACTACGGCACTTGTGAAAGCGGCAGTTGATGCGCAAAAGAAAGGAATTCTACCTGTGTTCATTATTACAGAACAAAAATGGAATTGGGATCACGCGGTGTTAATGGGATTCAATAAAGAAGATGATTTCTATCTCTTCAATAGTGACTTTGATTATATCGAACAGATTACTGATTTTATTAATGAAGTATTAGTGGCACAAGAAAAAGGAGAAATTCCTCACGATATTTTATTCTTATGGGATTCAGTTGGTTCTGTTCCTTGTAAGATGACATTCGAAGGTAAAGGTGGTAAACAACACAATGCTTCGGTTCTTGCTGACAAAATAGGTATGGGTATTAACCAACGTATTTCAGGTTCAAGAAGAACAGATAAACCTCATACAAACACCCTTATCATTGTTAATCAACCTTGGGTTGAATTACCTGACAATCCTTTCGGACAACCAAAGATTAAAGCAAAAGGTGGAGAGGCTATTTGGTTAAACTCAACTTTAGTATTTTTATTTGGTAACCAAAAAGGAGCGGGCACAACAAAAATCAAAATCACAAGAAATAAACGTGATGTAAACTTCGCAAGTAGAACTAAAATTTCTATTATGAAGAACCACGTTAATGGTATTGGATTTGCGGATGGAAAGATAATGGTAACTCCTCACGGATTTATGAAAGCAAAAGAACCCGCTGAAGAAAAAATATCTATCCAAGAATACGCAAAAGAAAATTTAGACTATATCAGTAAACTATTCGGAGAGAAAGTTGCAGATGTTAGCGAACTAGGATTCAAAGCAGAAATCTCGTCAGATGATGACGAATAAATTATACTAAATGTCGGTTTTACTCGTTGATGGAGACAATTTACTTACGATTGGTTTTTATGGTCTCAAAAACCATTTCTACAAAGGAAAACATATTGGAGCAATATACCATTTTGTTAATACTCTTAGGAGATCATTTGAGACGTACCATTTAGACAAAATTGTAGTATTTTGGGATGGAGAAAATGGTTCAGACTCAAGAAAGAAGTTCTACTCTCAATACAAAGAGAATAGAAAATCTAGATTAAGAAGTGATGAAGAAATTAATTCATACCAATATCAAAAGCAACGAGTAAAACAGTATTTAGAAGAAGTCTTTGTTAGACAAGGAGAATTTGAATTTTGTGAAGCAGACGATTGTATTGCATTTTACACTCAAAATTCACCAACCGAAAACAAAACAATTTATTCTGGAGACGGAGATTTAACACAACTGGTTTCTGAACAAACTCAAATTTACAACCCCTCACATCAAAAAGTATACAAAAAAAACGACACCATCGTTTACAATCACGAAGAAATTCTAATTGAAAACGTAATCTTGGTTAAGATGTTATGCGGTGACCCATCAGATAATATTGCAGGAATTAAGAATATGGGAATTAAAAGACTTATTACCCTTTTTCCTGAAATTAAAAACTTACCCCTTACTATTGAAGATATTAGAAGTAAAACTAATGTTCTATTTGAAGAAGATAAGGATAATTGGTTAATTAAAAATCTTCTAACAGGTGTAACCAAACACGGTGTATTTGGTGAGGAGTTCTATGAAGTAAATAAAAAGATAGTTAGCTTGGATGAACCGTTCTTAACTGATGAGGCGAGAGAGACAATTATGTCATTAATAAATGAAAATTTAGACCCAGAAGGAAGGTCTTATAAAAATACTATGAAAATGATGATGGAGGATGGACTATTCCAACTGTTACCTAAATCGGATGACGCTTGGATAAAATTCTTCAACCCATTTCTTAGATTAACAAGAAAAGAAAAAAATAAAAGGACGATTAAAATTAAAAACAATTATGAGTAACTATCAACAAGAAATCACAAAATTTGAGTTTTTGCTTAGTTTAGGTGGAAACATCGTATGTCAAAGATTCTTCAACGTAAAAGACCACGTTGAGCAATCACGTAGATCAATGGATCTTCACTATTATGTAAAAAATATTTGTGAAGAAATAAGTGAAGATTTGAAAATGAAAACTTCCGACTATCTATGTGAAAATCAAAATTATTTCCTCAATTCCGAGTTTGTGGAAGATGAGAATGAGAAAGAAAAAGAGCACTTTTTATTGGAAATTAAACTCGGAGACGACGTATTTATTTCTAGAATATTTCCCGCATATTTCTTCCATCCAAAGGTTAGATATACGGTTGATATTCGCCCAAAACTAAAGAGAGTTTTGTCAGATTTAACTGACATCTTGTCTTCGGAAGAATTGGAAACAGTATATTTGCAATATCAACTTTAATAAACTTATATCATAAATTATGCAGCAGGAGAAAAATTTCGGTTTTCTTGGATTTTCTTTTCAACAATCACTCATTAGAGCGGTTATCGAAGACAAAAAATTTGGAGAAGCAATCATAGACTTTCTAGACAGTAAATATTTTGACAACAATTCATTTAGATACATTGTAGAAAATATCAAAGAATTATACGTTACGTATAATAAACTACCAGATTACCACACTCTATCACAGAAAATAATGACAGAGTCGGGTACTAAGGACACAAATAGAGTACATTTAGATACTTTACAGAACATCAAAGACGATGATAAAGACACATCATTTGTTAGAGATACTGCTCTTAATTTTTGTAAACAACAGAACTTAAAAAAGGAACTTAAGAACGTTCATAACATTATCGAAAGTGGTGAATTTGAATCGTATAATAAGATTGAGGAAATCATTAAAAGGGCGTTACAAGTCGGTATTAATGATGATCAAGCGGTTGACGTATTTCATAATATTGACCAAGCTTTAGAAGATAATTTTAGACTACCAATCCCAACAGGAATTGCGGGTATCGACCAACTATTAAAAGGTGGTTTAGGTCGTGGAGAATTAGGTGTTGTATTAGCACCAACTGGTACAGGTAAGACAACCTTACTTACTAAATTTGCGAACACGGCATATAACCAAGGGATGAATGTTGTTCAAATTTTCTTTGAAGACAACCCTGGTAATATAAAAAGAAAACATTATACGATTTGGTCAGGAATTACTCCTGATGACCAACCCGCAAACGCTGAAGAGGTTAAGAGATTGGTTAAAGAGGCGGAAGAGAGATCTTCAGGTTCATTAAAATTAATGAAATTTCCTTCAGATAGTGTGACCGTTTCACAAATAAAAAACATCGTTAGAAAGATGAAATCTGACGGATTTAAAATGGATTTGTTACTTATCGACTACGTTGATTGTATTTCAACAGATAAGAGTACAAATGGTGAAGAGTGGAAAGGTGAAGGTTCCGTTATGAGGTCTTTAGAGGCTATGACAAGTGAATTTGATATTGCAATATGGACCGCAACACAAGGTAATAGAGAGTCAATTTCATCAGAAGTAGTAACGGGTGACCAAATGGGTGGTTCTATTAAGAAGGCTCAAATTGCTCACGTTATTTTGTCAATCGGTAAGACATTAGAACAGAAAGAACAAAACTTGGCAACCCTATCACTTTTAAAATCTCGTATTGGTAAAGATGGTGTTGTATTTAGTAACTGTAAATTCAATAATGAATATCTTGTTATTGATACAGAATCACAAAGTACCTTACTTGGTATGGAACAACAAAAAACTCAAAATAACGCAAACAGAGCAGCAGAAGCGTTTAAGAAGAGACAAGAATTACTTAACAATAATAAATAAACAAAATATGACCGAGAGAATCTTACAAGACAACCCAGGGAGGTTTGTCCTTTTTCCAATTGAACATCACGATTTATGGAAATTTTACAAACAATCTGAAGCTTCATTTTGGACAGCTGAGGAAATTGATTTAGGTCAAGATGTTACAGATTGGGAGAATAAATTAAATGATGATGAAAAACATTTTATTAAACACGTATTAGCATTCTTTGCCGCGTCCGATGGAATTGTAAACGAAAATTTGGCAATGAACTTTGTTAATGAAGTTCAATATACTGAAGCTAAATTCTTCTATGGATTCCAAATAATGATGGAAAATATTCATAGTGAAACGTATTCTTTGTTGATTGACACATTGGTCAAAGATAAAGAAGAACAACATTACCTGTTCAATGCAGTTGATACAATACCTGCCGTTAAGAAAAAAGCGGATTGGGCTCTTAAATATATTAATTCAGAATCTTTTGTTGAGAGATTATTGGCATTTGCAGCCGTAGAGGGAATCTTCTTCTCTGGTTCATTTTGTTCAATTTTTTGGTTAAAGAAAAGAGGATTAATGCCAGGTTTAACATTTTCAAACGAATTAATTTCTCGTGATGAAGGTGTACACTGTGATTTTGCTTGTCACATTTACAATAATCATATTGAAAAGAAAATAAGTGAAAAGAAAATAAAAGATATTATCTGTGGAGCATTGGAAATTGAGAAAGAATTTATTCTTGAAGCATTACCAGTTCGTTTAATTGGTATGAATTCCGATTTAATGGCTCAATATCTTGAATTTGTTACTGATAGATTATTAATGGCGTTGGGTTGTTCTAAAGTTTACAATTCAGAAAACCCATTTGATTTTATGCAGAACATCGCATTACAAGGTAAAACTAATTTCTTTGAGAAAAGAGTTGCCGAATATCAAAAGGCGGGAGTTAATAATGTTGCAACCGAAGATTTAGAATCCGCGTTTGACGAGGATATGGACTTCTAAAATAGTATAAGATGAAAGTAAAAAAAAGAGATGGTTC